GAAGTCGCTGGTACTGGCGAAGTTACGGATATCGTAACAACAATGAGTGCGACTTCACTTACCGAATATGAAAATATGGTGCTTGCTGTTATCAGAAGCCGTGGTAGGACACAAGATAATCTTAACTTACCAACAAGTGTTATTTGGGATACCAGTTCACTTCAGATGACAGGAAATACCACAAATACAGATACTGGTGATATGTTCGGTCAATTCACACTTGTTGCAACAAGTGCAACAACTGAAGTATATGACGTAACTCTTGACCCGAATTCAAGTAGTTTCTTACCGAATGTTATTGGTCAAAATCCTAAAGACAAAGCAACAAAAATTTGGGTTGAAGCCGTGTACCCCGACCTTATCAAAAAATTGGACGCTGACGGCTTGGGATATGGCATAAATACGGTTTTACTTGATGCGACATCTGGTAACTTCAGTGACTACGAAACGCAGTTTAAAACGCCTGAAACACCTTGGGTTGTATCTCAACTTAGAGGTAATTCAGTTGACAAATTATTTAAATTTATCAGCATTTCTGATGGTGATGCAGCAAATAAAGAAATTAAAGTGAGTATTGGTAACATTGACCCAATTTCATTGGAATTTGATGTATATATTCGTGACTTCAATGACACAGATGATAATGTTATTGTTATTGAAACATTCAGCAGATGTACAATGATTAAAGGATTGAATAGTTTCATTGGCTCACGTATTGGTACAATCGATGGTGAGTATGACCTAAACAGTAAATATGTAATGGTTGAACTCGCAACAGATATTGAAGTAACTTCATTCCCTGCTGGTTTCGAAGGATATTACTTCAAAGATTGGGCGATTACTGCAACAACTACTGGTGCATATAATGGTGTTGCTCCTGCAATATTCTACAAAACCGAATATGATGATGACGAGAGATACAGAAAAGTATATCTTGGTGTGTCTGAAAACGGATATGACGCTGTAAGTCTTGAAGGAACTGGAATCAATCAGAACTTCTTCAATTATAATGGTAAAGGTGGTTTTGTTAATACTAAAGGGTTCCATATGGACTCTGGTGCTACAGGCACTTATGATGGATGGCAATTCGAAGTTGGTGCTGGACCATTCCAGACTGCCAGTGATGTACTTGACCCAACAAATCCATATTATGAAGAAATTTCAAGAAAATTCACTCTTGTTCCTGCTGGTGGTTTTGATGGTTGGGATGTTAACAGGGGAGTAAATGGTGTTGGTTATATCCGTACATACGGTGACCTGTACGCACCAAATGCAATATATGATGGTGTTGCACCAAACACTCCACCAATGACTGACTTCATGGCATGGCAGACTGGTATCAATACATTTGATAATCCAGAGGCTGTTACAATTAACGTATTTGCTACACCGGGTGTTAACTGGTCAGACCAGAATGTTCTGACTCAAGACACAATTGAAATGATGGAAACTGAAAGAACAGATACTCTTTATGTAATTGATACACCAAATATTGATATTCCACAAGTGATTGGTGGAAGTAAAGCTGACGTACTTGCTGCAACAGAGGTGGTACAGTTACTTGACGCTGCTGAAATCGATTCGAGTTATGCATGTACCTATTTCCCTTGGATTCAGATGCGTGACACTCAAAATAATGTCAACGTTTTCATTCCACCAACAGGTGAAGTGGTAGCTGCAATGGCATTTACAGATAATACATCATTCCCTTGGTTCGCACCTGCTGGTCTGAATCGTGGTGTAACTGATGCAAGAAAGTCAAGATATAAGCTTTCACAAGAAGCTCGTGATATCCTATACAAAGGTAGAATCAACCCAATGGCTGACTTTGCCGATGCAGGTACTGCAATCTTTGGACAGAAGACACTTCAGGTTAAAGAAAGTGCTCTGGACAGAATCAATGTTCGTAGATTACTGCTTCAAATCAAGGTTCTTATTGCCAACATCGCAATCAGACTTGTATTCGAACAGAACGACCAAGCAACTATCGACCAGTTCCTACAAAAAGCAACTCCTGTTCTTGATAGTATCAAGAGAGAAAGAGGTTTGAAGGAATTCAGAATTAAAATGGATGATAGCATAAACACTCCTGAAACCGAAGATAGAAATGAACTTTACGGTGAAATCTTCTTAAAGCCGACTCGTGCAGTCGAATTCATCGGTATTACTTTTACAATTACTCCAAGTGGTGCATCATTTGCCGATGTTGGTGCATAATGTGATTTTTTAATAATGAGAAGACCCACAGTAATTTGTGGGTCTTTTTTTTTCTTCAGTATTTATGGGAAAATAACATAATTAAATTTGAATATAATGGGAAGAAGAAATAAAACGGCTGCACTTAATCAAGTCACACCTAAACCCGTTGCAACACCAGAACAAATTGAAGAAATGCAAACAGAAGCTGCAAAAATGATTGCCGAATACGTTGATGAGCAAATACAAGAAGACCTTAAGAATCTTGCAAATAAGGAACCCGCAAAATTACTTGCACCAGAATTGGAATCAGTAGTTCCTCTTGCAGAATCACCAGTTGAATCTGAAGAAATTCAAATTTTACAAGATGGTGCGGGATTGGTGTATGGTGAAGATTACGTAGATGACCCAACCATTGAACGTAAATTGGTGGATAAATCTGTTAAAGAAAAACCAGAGGAAACCGTTGTTTCAACTGGTAGTGTTGCAAACCAACGTATGAAATTAAGGATTGGGTCGAAACGCAGATAAATTCTGTGTGGTTTTCAAATCCAACAGTATTTATTATTAAACATAAATAATAATACAATTTAAACAGATAATAACATGGCTAATGAAATGATAAGGGGTATTCCATTCGAATACGAACCGAAACGAGTTAACAGATTCTTCGCAGAATTTGATGATGTATTGGGTATTGAGGTTTGGAAAGTGCAGAAGTTCAAAAGACCTGCAATGAAAATCAACAGTGTTCCAATTCAATTCATGAACGAACAGAATTACGTAGCTGGTAGATATACTTGGGATGAGATGCAAGTCACATTCCTTGACCCAATAGGACCGTCATCATCACAACAACTCATGGAATGGGTTCGTTTACATGCTGAATCACTAACAGGACGTATGGGTTACGCTGCTGGTTACAAGAAAAACATTCTACTTAAGGCACTTGACCCAACTGGTATTGAAGTTGAAAAATGGTTCTTAGAGCAATGTCAAATCGTAAGTATTGACTTTGGCGAGAACAGTTATGAAGATGACGCATTGACCAACATCCAGTTGACACTACAACCTTGGAGATGTATCTTAAATCTGTAACGTTCTTATTTTGAACAACATAAGACCCATATATTAATAATGTATGGGTCTTTTATATTTATATTGTGATAAAAACCGGAATTTATAAAATAAAGAATCTTGTAACTAATAAGATATATGTTGGTAGTTCCACCAATATCAAAAAAAGATGGCGAGACCATAAATGGCATCTTAAGAAAGGAATTCATCACAACTCCCATTTACAATCATCATGGAATAAATATGGTTCGAATAATTTCATTTTTTCCATTGAAATTGAATGTGAAGTCGATGAATTATTAAATGAAGAAAAGAAAATAGTTTTAAAATATAAATCAAACGATAGAAATTTCGGATATAATAAGATTAACCCCAAAACCATCTTTATTGGGAGGAAATCGAAGGAAATTATCAATAAAGAACATTCATTAAGAATGAAAGGTGATAATAATCCGATGTTTGGTAAAACAGGTGAAGAACATCCTAAATATGGTTATAATTTATCTAAAGAAGAAAAGAAAATACTTTCTGAGTTAGCGAAAAATCGTAAAGGTAGTAATTCAAATGCATCAAAATTAATTGAAAAGGAAGTCCTTAAAATTCGTGAAGATTATAAAAACAAACTTCGCACTCAACAAAAATTAAGTGAAATATATGGGGTATCGCAAAATATGATTAGTCAAATTATTAATCGAAAACATTGGACCCATATTTAATTAAATCATGCAGCTAACTCAGCAATTCTGTCCTGAATCAAGAGATTGGCGTAGTATTTTCTGTCTTTCGGTTTAATTATTTCATAATTTTCGTTTCTGTGACAGAACCAAACAATGTACGATTGACCAAGTTTGATGTTGGTGTTCCTTTCGATAATTTGTTTGTACATTTCGAGTTGCAGGGAATATATTTCAATATCACTTTCCTCAAGAAGTCCTAATTTACCCATTAATGACCTTTGTTTGTTTTCATGAGTAAATGCTTTGTTTGTTTTCCAGTCCCAAATTTGAAATTCTTGTGCCCTGACGTTCCAGAATAACATATCAAGCATTCCACCAATCAATGCTTCCCGGTCATAAAGAATTAATTCGGTTTTAACTGGAATCAGCTTGTTCTGGACATCAGCATAGAACTTATCTACGTGATTTTTTGTTATCTGATATTCTTTTCTTACAGGGTCAAAACCGAAATGATTAAAAATTGTTTCTTTCGGATATTCAAAAGTCTTATTTAAAAAAAGATTCTCTGCGTAATCATGAATCGCAGACCCTTTCATAGTACCTTTGTTATTTATGAACTTCCATGCTCTTTGAATTATTCTTGGATGTATATTGAATTCCCTGCCTTTGAATTCGGACCAATATTCTTCATCGAACGGCTCAACATATTCATGAATTAGTGTTGTAACACTAACCAATTCCTTGCCATCAAGATAATACTTGTGAGGTTCATCGAAATACTGGACATCATTGAATGCTGTGAATAGTTCCGTGGGAATGTTCATGTGACAAACTTACTCAATAAATTAGTTAATCACAATGTTTTCTTGTAGAATGGCTTCGAAATTAATACTTTCCAAGTCTTTGATTATTGAATTTTTGTCTGCTGGCAACGCTGCATAGCCGTGAATGTGATTAATTATCGCATTTCTAATGATTTTAAATGCTTCCACGATAACATCGCCTCTCCCAAGTGGGTGACCTTCAGTAAATATTCGTTCACGGTCAGTCGCAGTCAGTCTTGCTGCCTTAAATTGTGGATTGCCTGTATGGGAAATAAGTGCAATTTTATCGCCTTGCATCATTGAACTACTATAATATGTACCAGTTTCAACGTTTTGTTCATATACAAGACTTACTTGCGCAGGGTTTTTGGTATTGAGCTTCAATACATTACCATTTTCATGCTTACCTGCTCTGATATGTACTTCATTTAATCTGAGAATGACATCGGTATTAACTTTTCCAACAATCGCAATATCATTTGTTTCTGGAAACACACCTTTGGCATCAGCATAGGTGCTTGGTGCTGGAAGTGGTGGTGTCATACCCATGTTGGTTGTGCTTTGTGCCCAATAAACAGTGTCTAACCCAATTTTTTGTGGTTGTGAAATCAGACTACCAAGCCAGAACCTACCTCTTTGTGGATATCGTGGGTCTTCAAGAAATACTCTTACCATTTCCCCAACTTGTGGAATAATATGAAAGAATTTTGGTAACATTGGATATGACCAAGAAAGATTACTATTATCAATACCATTATCAAGACGGTCAATTCTTACCTTGATTCGACCACCCTCTGTAGGGTCTTCAATAGATATCACTTCGGCATAGTAAATGCTTCGGCTTTGAAAGCTAAACCCATCCGCTTTTTTATTCGGATTACTTGTTTGTATAATTGGTTTATCGTATGCCATTATCTATTATTTAATTCTTCAATCAATGCAATATATAATTTTTCTTGAGCATCAATTTCGGCTAATTTTTTATTAATTCTAACCGTGATTTCATCAATTTCTTTCGTGTCATTAATAACATCTTCCTTCAATAAATCATGACTGGTCTTTGTGTCAAGAATCATTTTATTGAGTTCAATTGGCGTATGTTTACTCAGGTCTTCCATTATTGTGCTACTCCATAACCTTTCGAATATGTTATTGTTGAACCAAACACAGAAACTGGTCCTGTTGGTGATATACCAGCAGCACTTAGTGTGATTCCCGGTGGAATTCCCACACTAATAATCATTTCTTGTTGAATGGCTTTAACCATTTCCTCTGTTCTAATTCTTTCCATTATTTCATCAGGAGCTACCCCACCTGAAGGCAATGCGCCCACAGGTAATCCGGCTTCAGACTTCCTTGCAATAATACGTGAAGCGATTTTTGTTGGAGACAAGCCGGGGCGTGTCGGTACACCAACCAAAATAAGTGGTGTGGGAATTGAGGGAGGTCCACCAACAGAACTGAGCTTCAGTACTGCTATGAACCCGGCAATTATTACACCGATTTTAGTATAATCCGATGCTGTGGGCATATTACTTTATTTGTTTTAGTTTCTGAATACTAATCCATTTCCAACCAACAAATAATTTTGTCATTACTCTTCTAAAACCATTTGGTTTTGAAGTGGTTGCTAATAGTGTGCCTGTCACATCACCATCGATGAGATAAACACCTACAATTTGTTTGTTTAATTTTTGGTCAACTATCATGATTTTAAATTTTTACTGGCACTAAACTTCGTATAACACCAATGTATTGGTTTATTTTTTCTTTAACAATTTCCTTTACTATAGGTTTTGTTAGTTCATATAAGTACGATATGACTTTATCAAATATAAATTTATAAATAATTCCCATCGCCTCATCTATAATACATTTCAAGAACACCTTGAAATCGCCTATGTCTTCAATGCCGTTCTTAATAAGAGTTGTGCCATCAGCAAGCTCGTTTTGAAACGCACTTACAATTGCCATCACTGCTCTTATTTGTGGAGAAGCCGTCATAATTTGTGCCAGCATCTCGGTAATTATTCTTATTATCTTTTGAAAGAAACCGTCTTTAATAGTTTCTTTATTTTCTTTAGTTACTTCTTCATTACTTGTGCTCTCGTCAATAGTGTTTTCAACTTGGTCCGCAACATAATATGAGTCTGTTGCACCGGAGATTGAAGTGATAAGGTCTATCATGCCTTCTAACGGTAATGATGATGCCAAAATACCACACCCCATATCATCATAAACAACACCATCATGAAGTTGTTGTGCTTTTTGTAATAACAGGTCAAAATCTTCCTGATTAATAACAATATCCTCATCATTAATCATTTGGGCGATTAATTTTTGAATTTGTAGTTCGTTAAAAAGTTCTTCCACTGTCTTATTTTGATTACTTGAAATGCTACCATAAATACCGTCCATTACATTTGTTAGAAATTCCGTTTTATTTATAATAACCGCATCATCAACAAAATCACCAAGCCAATCACCGATGGTTCCACTCACATTAGATGTGAATTTAATATTATCTGTTGTGGCATTATAAATCATATCAAGATTACCAAATTTACTAATACCTCCTGCATTTAATATGGCATCGTATGCTCTTCTATCAAAATCAATGGTTTCACCATATAATAAACTTCCAACATCTGAATAGGGGTCTGATTTAAACTTTCCAAACAAATCAATTTTTTTCATTTCTACATTAACACCAGTACCTCCTGATTGAAAATAATTGGGCATGTTGTCAGCAGCGTTAAATTGAATTAATTGTTTCTTTAATGCAGTTTTTAATTGAGGCTCAACATTATCGACAAATGTCGTAAATAATTCACCCATCATTTCTTTTACAGCATCGCTTCCTGCAACTGTTTTAAGAGTATCAAGCATGTATGGTACGATATCCTTACTGTTATTCACAGATGGGAATAGGTTCGTGCTCTCAGTGTTATTAATATTCTGTGTAAGAGAAACATAAGAACCTATCGTAGTTAACACTTCTTTTTTTGAATCAAGGATGCTCATTCTTCAGAATCTTTTTTTTCTCGTTCTTCTTTTTCCTTCTTTTCTTTTTGCAGTCTTTCCGATTCTTCCTGAATCATATCAAGAATGTGGTTTCTTTGGTCAGTTGTTGGGTCCGCACTTTCTGATACATCAACATCTTCTTTACTTTTTTTATCGAATACCACTTCTTTTAAATACCTAAGAAGTATAATTTTTTGGTCTTGATTCTTGGCTTCAGCAGCAATTAATTTAACAATTTGGTCACCGATGGCAGCAATATTACCTTCTTCCTTCACCTTTTGTTCCCATTTTGTGAACAAACGAGTAATTTTTGCCTTTTGATTATGACTCTCGTCATATATTTCCTGAAGCAATTTGTTTACACTATCTTCTGTGAATTCTAACTTTTTTCTTTTTGGTCTTGGCATGATTTATAGTTTTAGTACATATAAATACAAATTAATTTGTTTTAATTAGTCTTCCATGTAATCTAATTTTTCAATAAAATAAATTTCTTTGAATGGCTTAATCGCAATTCTTATTTCTTTTGTACTGAGAGCGGTCTGTTCCTTCAAAAACAACAAAATTTTGTTCTTCGCAAATTTATTAGTTACTCTTTTATTGTACTTACCCTCTGGACTGTCTTCCATAAATAGTACATGCCAGTTTTTCAAAACATTAACAATAGCATCTCCAACAATAATTTCATTTTTCTTCATTATAGAGTCGTTATCTATTTTATCTTCGATTTTATCAATCACACTTTGAATCAATAATTCTAATTGATGTTGATTATCTTGTTCCAACTCATACGAATATTCAATACCCTCATTAATTTCATCAATATAATCATCGAAAGATAAATTGATTTTTTTCTCAGTGTAGCTTTTCTTGCTATGGTCTTTATAATAATTTCGAATTATTGTCTGACAATAGCTGAATGCCTTAGTCTTTGCCCCGGACTTTGTAATTTTATTTGGATTGAACTTAACCATGTGTTCAATCAAATGTGTCAGGGCGTTAGATTCTACTTCTTCCATATCATAGTTTCCGATGTGAATCGGATATCTACGTAAAATAGATTGTATCATTTTTCGGAATGGTTCTATCAGAATTTCATTATATATCTGGTTCTTTTCTTCTACTGAATCAGAATTAATATAGTCCATGACAGCCTGTTCTTCCCTTTCCGCAAAATATGGTTCTCTTGGTACACTTGCCTTTTTCATATATTGGATGTGTATCAAATTATTGTTCGGCAACGACCTTATTTAGTGGACTGGTATCAATTACCCTGTCATTAATAAAATTGGCTTCTTTAGTTGCGGTTTCGAACCAAAATTTTCTTTCATCCATTGGCATTTCTTTCTGATAAACAGCAAACATACTTCCCTCTCTTGTTGAAAGGTGTTTGTAACCTGTCTTGGGAATCGTATAAATTACGCAGGTGTTATTAAGTGCCCTGAGAAGGAATTCATACATAAACGCCAATTTAATATTTGATTTGTAACCACCAATATTTTCGAATTCCGCTTTATTAAGAACAGCACCTGATAATTTAAAATCCGAGTATTGTGTAAGTGATTTAGCATTCAAATAACCCATTTCACCATTTTCTCCAACAAATTGTTGTGCCCAAACAGTTTCATTTGTTAATTTAATACCTTCATTCTTTTCGTTGACTTCAACAATCATTGTTAAGAAGAAGTCGGTTTCAGGATATGCTTCAATATGTCTCACAACGTTTTTGAAATAACTCTTTGCGTATTCATCATCAAATTCAAGTACCGAGAAATAGTCGGTAGTTACTGATTTTACTGCGAGATTTACTTGCGACTGATAATCAGTTGCACCGTCATTCTGAAGCAACACAAAGTTTTGGTCTGTGACACCACTACTACTGTGTTTACGAATCATTGAATCACGTAAACCAATGATGCTTGCATCAAGTTCTGTGGGATACACCATAAGTATTTGTGGGAGTGTATCAGGAACTTTCTGTTCATCTACCACAATCATTGGTAGTTCTTGTTTCAATACACTTTCAACAGCATCGGTTACCAGTAGTGACAACTCATCATTATATTCATGTATTGGTATTATTACAGATATATTCATTTCTTTTTATTTAAAATTATTATTATTTTTCTTCCGCTACTGGAAGTGAGCTTTCAAGTAAAGCAACTCTTTTATTGACAAAACCTTCATAGATTTCAGCCAATCTTTTTTCAGCAGCTTCTTGAGTGTAATTAGCTACAACATCATCCATTGATTTGTAAAGTTCATCTGTGATGCCATCATCAAGGAACTTAACCAGAACTTCAGCAATCAATATCGGGAGGTCATAGAAATTATCAGTCCAGACCCCACCACCTTCAATAGCTTCAAGTGGTTCACCATTTTCATTTCGCTTAATCATGTATTCTGGCATGACATCAGGTTTCAGTGCTATTGGAACGACACCTGATTTCATACATTCAAGTGGAAAAGTACCCAACGATGCGATTCTGTCCACCCAGACAGCAGCGAAATTACCTTTAAGTCTTTTTGCAAAATCAACCCTTCGCATTGCTTGAGGTGGTTTACTCTTTGTGAGCATGGGGTCGAAAGTCACCCAACTATATTGTGGGTACTTGCTGAAAAATAGCTTTACAAGCTTACTAATTTCGTTGGCATTTCTACCAATAACTGAAATAATGGGTTTCTGGGGGATTGTTGATTTCTCGAAATACTCAGGAATACCTACGTTATATGTTTCGATATTAAATTTCTTACCATAGAAAGTATCTACCCATTCTTTAAGTGTAGGAGATGTTGTGATAATATCGTTAATCCCAAAGGAACTCCAATCAGTACCCGGTATCAGTGCATTCATCATATAATCAACTGACTGAAGTAACCCAATTCTTACACAAGGCAGGTTTTTGGTTTGTTCCATTACGTTAGAATATACTTCAGGAATCACCATTATGTCTTCGGGACCAACAGTTAATTTGGGGTCACTTAAGAACATGTGTTTGTGGTCAGTCAGTTCTTTTTCAATCCAAGTAGGCACAACATAGTCGCCTTTCTCTACCATGATAACAACTTTATAACCCAAATTCTTTATAACTGTTGCATGAAAATAAATTTCATACACACTTGCGACAGGACTCTGTGCTTCTGGCACACAAAACAAGAATTTCGATTCTTTGTTTTTGATTTTAGCTAAAGAAGCCTGAATCTTTTCGATTTTTTCTAATTCAGCTTGTTTAACCTGTTCAGCCTGTTCAGCTTCATTTATTACTAACTCTTCACTCATTTTATTTATTTTTTGGATTGTAATTAATTATTTTTTGAAACAGTTCTCTACCCTCTTGGGTTTCAGGACGTTTCTTTTCTTCATCATCTACTTCATCAAAACCAGTTAGGTCTTTGAGTTGAAGTATTTGCCTTCCAGCAAGACCCAGAGCACCATCTTGGCACATCTCATTATAAGGTCTTTGGAGTTTGATGACGTATTTTTCAATTGCTAACGGACCATTCGGTGTTCCAGCTTCCAGAAGTTCCGGGTCGGTTGTAATCAGTACATCAACATGTTCCCACATGTCCTCGGCTTTTTCAACAAACCGGATGTGTGGGTATCTGGCAACAACTTTACTTAAAAAGAATAGTGTTGATGGAATACTGAACCTGTTCTCAACAGATAATAATACAAGGTCAATCGTATCACCATATTTAAATAGGAATTCATTTGCATGTGCTTCAACACCTCTATACATTGGAGATGCACTTCCATGAATTTCATATACATAATCTTCATACATGAAACGATTATATACTTGTCTTGCTGTTAATTTAGTTTCAACTAATTTCTTAAATAAAAAGATGTCAGCATCTGCTTCACCAGTTTCTTCATTAACCTGATATTCCAGAGGATTAATGTTTTCTGGCATGTCTTCGGGTTCTTTTAATTCTTTTTCGACTTCAACAGTGTCTTCCCATTTATATTCTTTAAAAAAATCATACACATATGGTTGGTCTTCTGCTGTGCTGTCGTCACCAAATTCCTGTACATAAAATTTATCGAATTGAAGCCATCTGGCTCTTAATATTTCATTAATGTCAATACCCACTCTCAATTTACTCATTCTCATCTTGTTTTAATTGGTTCAACTGATGTTGAAGTTCATATTTTAATTTTTTCATTAATTCAGTGTGTTCTTGAATTAATTCCGGTTCTGTAATGTATTTTGGATTAATACACTCGATTCTGGTGTCAGGAGATTGTGTTGGTACAAGAATAATTTCACCTTCAAAAGTTTTTGGCGTTATTCTTTGGGAAATTTGGGAAACAAAATCTGGAATGTCTTCACCTCTGATACCTGCAACTCCAACATATATTACTAAAATTTTATATTCAATAGCCATTTTATTCCATTATTAACTATCTACTTATACGTTTTTTAATTAAAAATCTTGAATTTGCAAGAAAATTTTTTTTACAGTATTTATTGGAAAACATAATAAACTATAAAAAATTATAAATTCGATGGATAAAAATATAGAAGAAGGTGCTGCCCCTCAAAAAGAAAATATTGGTGATGTATTGAAAAAATATAAAACTGAAACTACGGGTACTACCCCTCATCCGGTTGAAGGTATGCCTCCTATGCCAGCAGCAGCCATTCCAAGTAAAGGTTTTAATCAGGAAGCTATTGAAAAAGCAATGTCTCAGGAAACCGACCCTGATTTAACGACTTCATACGAACTTGTTGGTTTACCGTCTGGTGGTAGATTTTATTCCCACGGTATTGGTCAAGTCAGTATTGAATATATGACTTCGAAAGATGAAGACATTCTCACAACACCTTCGTTAATTGATAGTGGAAAGGCATTGAATATCCTGTTGAAACGAAAGATTAAAACACCGGGTATTAAAGTTGAAGACCTTCTGGAAGGCGATAGAAATGCATTGGTGTTATTCCTTCGTACCAGTAGTTACGGTGCTGATTATACCGTAAATGTACCAGACCCCCGTTCAGGTATTCCATTTAAAACAGTTGTTGATTTACTCAGACTTCAATATAAAGAAGTGAAGGAGCAACCAGATGATAGTGGACATTTTGTAGTAACGCTTCCAATGCGTAAAAAACAAGTTAAATTCAGATTATTGACATCAGGTGAAGAAAATCAAATCTTAAAGAGTGCTGAAGCCTTGAAAGAACTTTATCAACAAGAATTTTCTGATTATAGTACAATGAAACTGAAAGCACATATTGTTGCTATTGGTGATAAAACCGATAGAGACTATATTAGTAAATTTGTTGACGCAATGCCAGCACTTGATGCCTATACTATTCGTAGAAAATTAATTAATGTTAGTCCAGATGTTGATATGACTTATGAATTCATGGCAAAAGATGGATATAAATTCGTTGCAAGTTTATCAGTTGGCATTGATTTTTTTTCCCCCGGAACTTAGCAGGGGAGTATAAAAAGATGGTCAATGAAGAAATTTATATCCTGACCAAACACGCTAAGTTCCAAGCCGAATATGTTGAAAATCTCCCAATATATCGTAGACGGCACTTCTTACATTTGCTTCAAGAAGAGAATGAAGAAATAGAAAGATTACAGGAACAAGCAAGTAGAAAAAACAATTTTAGACCGAGATAGTAAAAAAACTCGGTCTTTTGTATTTATTACTATATACTAAAATATAAATGGCTGCTAATACAAAATCCGTAAAAGAACTCGTTGCTGCAAACAGGGAATTAAATGAATATTATGCTGAACAAGCACAACATTCATCAGCTTTATTAGATTCTGCAAAAAAACGTGCAGCACTTGAAGAACAGATAGCTAATAATGCAGCCACACTTGCTGAACTCAAGAAAAAAGCATCACAAGGTGATAAGGCAGCAGTTGCTGCTGTTAAAGAACTTGAAGCCGAACAACAAAAATTAATTGCCAGTCTCGAAAAAATTAATAATCGGCTTAAAACAGGTAATAAATTACGTCAAGAACTTAACTCTCAATTAAAAATTGGGTTGAGATACTTGATGGATAGTGATAAGGTAATTAAATCAACTATTCTTAGTCTTGGTATGGCTGGCAGTAAAGCCGATGCTATGCGTGCGAGTTTCGAGCAATCTGCTGGTTACATGGGAAGACTTGGTGGTAGTGTTGGTGATGTCGGTATAGTAATGCAAGGTTTTGCTGATGGAACAGGAAAAGCTCGTGCAATGACTGAATCAATGGTTGAAGACGTTGCGCAAATTGGATATGGTACTGGTCTTGGAATTGAACAAGCAACTAAACTTGGTGCTCAATTCGAATTTATGGGATTGGATGCCAGAAGAACAGTGGAATACGTGCAGGGTGTTGTTGATACCAGTGAAAGAATGGGTGTTAATACAACAAAAATACTGAAAGACATTACAGGTAATTTTAAGAAACTCAGTACATTTACTTTTCAAGGTGGAGTTAAAGCATATGGTGAAATGGCTGTTAGTGCTGAAAAGACCAGAGTAAGCATGGAAACCGCACTTAATGTTGCGGAAGCCACACGTAATCTTGAAGCCGTTATTGAACTTGGAGCCAACCTTCAGGTTATGGGTGGTGAATTCGCTAAGATGGACCCATTCGAATGGTTATATACAGTCCGTAACGAACCAGATAAACTCAACGAGAAGATTTCTCAGATGACAACAGGTATGTATACGTTCAAAAAGAACTCAGAAGGTGTCTTCGAAAAATTTATTAGTCCTGCTGACCGTGACAGGCTTTCAAGTGTTGCCAAATCTTTAGGTATTAGTAATGAAGAAATGTTCGAAATCGCACAGAAACGACTCGACTTGAACAAAATTAATCAAGACATGGCAGGTCTTGGTTTAACTGGTCGTGAAAAAGAACTTATTGAAGGTGCTGCCTTTTTTAATTCAACAAGTGGTAAATATCAAGTTGAATTAGCTGGTAGTATGCGTGATATTAGTAGTTTAACAAAATCACAAGCAGAATCTTTTGCTATTGAACAAGTTAGTTTGGAAAAAAGAGCCGAAGAAGCCATGAACTTCGAAAAAGCGTTTAAAGCAACAATTGAAGAACTTAAATCAGCATTACTTCCAATTCTAAAAACGATTAATAAAGCATTGGCAGCAGCACGTGAATTCCTAAGACCCGCAATAGATTGGCTACAAAAGGGTGACCAAGCTTGGTTGAAGGTAGCAGGTATGTTTATTACAGCAGGTTTACTTTGGAAAGGATTATTAATGCCACTTGCTGGTAGAATTGGTGCATCAACGGTTGGGAGAGTTGGTAGTGCTGTACGTGGAACTCGTGGATTATCTTCTGCAATCCCGGCAGCAGGAAAAGGTGCAAGTGGACTTGCAATGCAACGTGCGGGAATCGGTGCTGGTGCTGCTGGAAAAGGACTCGGTGCTGCTCGTATGGGTGCTGGGGGTATGGCTGCTGGTATTGGTGTAGGAATTATGCTTGCAGGAAAAGGTATTAAAACAATGGCAGAAGGCATGAAAGAGCTTGATGGTACTCAAATCTGGGCACTTCCAGCAACAATGCTTGCATTAGCTGCTTCATTCTGGGCACTTACCCCCGCAATTGCTGCTGCTGGTGGTGCTGGTGGAGTCGGTGCTGTAGGTCTACTTGCTCTGGGTGCTGCTGTAGTTGGTATTGGGTTTGGAATTAATCTCGCAACCAAGGGTATTGGTGAAATGGCTATTGGAATCGGAACCATGATAGAAAAAGCCGGGGAAAGTGAAGGTTCGTTATTTAAAATGGCTGGTGGTATTGTTGCAATGGCTGGAGCAATGGCATTATTTACTGTTGGTGGATTAGGACTTCCAGTATTCCTTGCAACAATGGGAGCAATAACAGTAGGAGCACTTGCATCTGCAAGGATGGCTTCAAATATGGAGAAAATGGGAACTGCAATGAAAGGAAGTAAAGATGATTGGGTTGCGGTCCAAAATGCAATTGAATCCATATCAAAAGCTAATTTTAGAGGTGGTGGTGTATTGGCTGACATCGCAAAATTAATGAAACAACCCCTGAAAGTTCAATTTGCAGATAGAGAGGTTGCAATCGTAAGTAATATCACTATGGAAATGGATGGTGATAAAATATTCCAGAAATCATATCGTCCAACTGCAAGAATAGAAAGAGACGAAGCAGCTAAAGCAGGTCAGGCAACTGGATAAGTTATTAACAATTTATAAAAACTCTTGTATTTGTCATTTATTTTTTGTAACTTTGACATGTTTTTGCAAACTTGCACAAACAATCAGTCGCTTCTGCGAATCAACCGACAAACTCACAATGTTTGTTTTCACTTTCTCCGAAAGCAATAAAAACTCGACAATAAGGGATAGCTATGTAAATAAATTTACTAAAATATCTAAGTTTCTTATTTAATATCACCATTCAATTTACTTATTTAATTCACCTCCAATTAAGGACTGGTATAAGGTTGCTTCCACGGGTGGGGGTCGGAGCAGATTTTTGCAAGGTAAAACTATTAAAAAGAAATTTAATATCCAAGTATTTATAAAAAAAATTTAATGGCAAACGAGATTATCAACTTAGCTACAGGGACTGATAAACTAAGAAATGAGTTATATGCTCGGAATCTTTATGCTCCTAATACACAATATCCTCTTCAAAATCAGAAGAATGTTGATAAGGTCGTTAGTTCTATTAATACCGTGATTAAAGGTATTACTCCATTTAGTTCATATGATTTAACCAATACGGTTTACGGCAGACTTATTACAACTGACACGCCATTAACCAGAATTGGTTTAGAAATGTTGGGAAAACAGTTTGCATTAAATTCGATGTCAAGTGTCGCCCAAAACCATTTTCCAACAATAAAACTTGGTAATCTCTTTGATGGTTCAAAAGACACTAAACTCTTTACGAAAAAACAGAACTTCAGTATCACCAAGAAAGAAGGTCAAAGTAATTTTGCTACGTTCCTTAATAATGCAGTTTATTACTATCCCGGTAGGGATTATCCATTTGATGCTAATGCCGATAATAATCAATTTATTAAAAACACGGGTTCAGCACAATTAAATTTATTATATCGTTCAATTAATCAAAATATCTATAAACAAAATAGTAATGTTCTTTATGAGTATGCTGAAGTAGCTGATACGCAAATCATGGAAAGAATGTCCTTGATTGGTGGTGGAAATAAAATTTGGTTTGATTATAATGATAGGAAGTTTGACCCATATGCAGTATATACACCACCACCTGAAGCACTGACTTTTCCTAATCTCCATATGGTTCAGTCAGGGAGAATAACTTCTAATGATGAAGAATTTAAACAAGAATATGCTCCAACTACTGCATTTATTAATAAGTATTTTGGTGAAACAAATAAAACAATTCAAAGTAATAAAGGAGATTTAAGTACTCCTGATAAAAATACTTGGGTTGATAATATCACTGAATTCAGTAATGATGCTTTACAAAATAAAGTTATTTGGGGTTTAAATGGTACATTTGATGAAACTAAAGCTGCTTTAAATCCTCTGCGTCCCGGTATTAGTTCCGAAGCATTTGATAGTGGTGTTCAATCAAATGATTTAACGAATTCACATAATATCAGAGCGGGTTTATTGGAGTATACGAGGAATCTTGTAAATGCGACTGAAGGTAGAGTAGGTGATATTACAAGAAAAGCGTTCACTGATAAAGATGGAAATATCACGGGGTTCCAAGGTTCTGCATTATGGACATCTAATAATAGTGTTTATGCGACTGCAAGACAACTGGCTGGGAAATCAGGTACTCGTCAACACACAGCACTTGACCAATACGATAGATTTGCGAAGGCAATTCGTTTTGATGGTAATAAAGTATATAATGGAAATCCAGATTCTGTAATATATAATTCAGTTCTTCCTAAAATTCATCCAATGATGGACGAGGATAAAATTGATAACACCAATATGATGTTCAGTATTGAAAATCTTGCGACAAAAGTGATTAGTAACGGTAATTATGGAATTATTGATGATGAATGGGGTTCAGCAATTCCATTATGTGAGGTTGGTGGATTTGGTGGACGTATTATGTGGTTTCCACCCTATAATTTGGAAATGAATGAAAGCGCAACTGCGAGATATGAACCAACGGTGATGATTGGTAGAAACGAGCCAATGTATAACTACATGCATTCTGAGAGAACTGCTACTGTTACATTTTCCTTGCTCGTTGATTACCCGGAACAACTAAGGAATTTCAAGGGTGGTGATAGACAAAGAGAAATTGCTGAATTTTTTGCTTTTGGTGGTGAAGAGTATAAAGATAATACAAAAAAAACCATAGAAAGTCTTGAATTAAAAATTGCGAGACTCAGAGTTAAAATTACAACAATAGAGGGTAAGACTGAAACGGCAGAACCTGATGTACTTGACCCCGTATCGCTTAATGTATATTTTCCTAATGATGTGCCGAAGGTTACTGATACTGAAGCCACAATCATCAATAAAATGTATGATGATTATAAATATGAAATTGTTGAAGACAGTGTTTCATCTGATGGTGGTACATATGGATTAAATGATAAAATTTATTTTATTAGTGGCATGACCACATATACTTCAAGTGGAAAAACATATTATAGTGCAAGCACTGGTGTTGACCAATATAATGTATCTGCTGTTGCAAATCAAGAAGGGTTTGGTGATTTAGAATTAAATAAGATGCTTATTAATATGTACACCAATGAAGAAAATAGACCATTATATAATATTAATATTTGGGGTACGGCATCAAAACTATATACGGAACAAAACGATTTGGATGTTATTGAAGAAGAAAATTATAATATAGCACTTGGAACCAGACGTGCATGGGCAACAATGTCACTTGTGAATGCAAGACTTAAAGCACTTTTTAATGCAGATGCTGAGGGTCTTGGAATTAATTATACTGTTGGTAGCGATGGAAGTAATATTGCTGACCAAGCAAATGCAACTGCTGCTGCAATACCATATCGTGATACTAAAGAAGAAAGAAGTGCAAGTATTCAGGTAAAAAGGAACGAAACTACACCAACACCCAAAGAAAATCCGTTGTCTGAAGAGGATAGAAGAACAATTATTGCATT